CCAATTTCTTGGTAATACAGCGAAATTGTATAGGTTTGAATTATAATCACCAATCATAATACTGGATTCTTTATTGACATAAACTATCTTACTATTTTTAAGAGACCCATTACTAGAATAAACAATAGCTATATTGTCGTTTTGGTCTAATAATAATGTACCTTTTTCATATTCTTGATTGTCGTTAATTGGTTTTTTATTTGATAAGTATTCGTTCCATGTTCTTCCATTGTCTGGTAGTGCTAAACAAAATTTATTAGATATGACATTTAATAGTCCAAATGAATTGATTCCTTCCCGACCCATTTTGTCTATATTCACTTCACCCTCATAGTCGAAATAAAAAGGACCATTGGTGTCTATTGTTTTTCTACCATTGTAAAGTATCGTTGAATCCACCAGTAATTCAAGGTATTTTATAAGATTATAAATATCTATATTTGAATCGCGAGACATAGTTATAAATGAAAAATATAAAAAAATAAATAGAATTAATCACATCCACACGGATAGTATAAAACAAAAAAAATACTTATATACATTTATTCAAGTAGATTAACATATTAGAAGAACCACATAAGAACATTATAATCAAACAATTTAAGGCGAAAAGTGAAAACTATTGATTGATGAAAATATAAAATTGAAAAAGTATTTGGAATAGAGTATTTCGTATTCAACAATAAATATGGATTCTTTCATCGAAACTACTTGTTTACCTTATGAAATGTTATCTAAAATTTTATATGAACATAATGGTATTGAACATACGAATAGTAAAATAATAAAGGAGTATATAACTACTTATTTTGAAATCCGAAAATGCTTTAAGTGTGAAAAGAACGATATTAGTTTATCGCCGTGTCCATTAAATTATATTAATCATACAAATATGAAATTCATTAAAACTATTATTTTAGAAAAACATGAACCTAGTAAAATACACTTGTGTTTTGAGTGTGCGCATTAATGAATAATGATAAATAATTAATGATTAAGTATTGTATGCCTATTAAAAAACAATTTTCAAAAAAAAGAATTCGCAAAAAAAATAAACAAACAAAGAAAAAAATGAAGCGTCGTATTAAAAAGACAAAAAAAGGAGGAGCCAATAATAATAATAAAACATCAGGGAAATTATTAATGATATCTGACCTAGAAGGGTGTGAACAATTCAGTCGTGATGGGAAGGCTCAATCACAAGCCATGTGTAAAGATGGTTTTTTTTATTATTTAATTATGTTTATGGAAAAGAATAAAGCCAATCGTATTGCCTTTTTAGGCGATTACTTCGATAAAGGTCCTTATGTATTATCTACAATCGAACATATAGTAAAACTTAAAAATAGATACAAAGAAAGAATTTATATTATACTTGGTAATAGGGATATAAACAAATTGCGATTGCTTTATGAAGTCGAATCAGTATTGCCTATTCCAAGAAACGAAGGATATGGTTGGAAAATGTGGAATAATTTTTACGAAAAATACAAAACTGATGAGACACCAGAAGAACGTATAAAGACTATTTTTGATGATTCTATGGGAGCGCCTCACAATGTTGGTTTAAACATAAACAATCAAGGTATCGGCGACGGTATCGAAATACTAATGAATGTATTTTCTAAAAAAATTTCCGATCATTCCATTCGAACATTATTCCAAGAAGGTCAAATAGTCGCGTATGATGAGCCTACAAAGACATTATTAAGTCACGGAGGTGGATTTAATGTTCCGTTTCACCCATATAATTATTACGAAAAAATGATAAATGATATACCACCCGATTTAAATTATTTTGAAAAAATAGAATATTTTAGAAGACAGCTACAGCAACAGCCACAGCCACAGCCACAGCCACAGCCACAGCCACAGCCACAGCCACAGCCACAGCAAAGTCCCAATGAAACCACGAATATAAATGATTATATTGAAACACTAAATAAACCATTGAAAGATGTAGTGAAAACCTGGACATTTCATAACACTCCATCAAACGAATTTTGTTTATTACAAGCGTTGGGATTGAAACCAGATCCGGGAAAACAATATAATTCATATATAGAATCGTGTGGAACTACAGCGTGTAATAACAATGTTAGACCTATAAAAGACGAGTTTATAAACTTGATGAACCAATTAGGCGTAAAAACAATAAGTGCAGGACATGTTCCACATTGTACGCCTGTGCCGTTAATATACCAACGCAAAAGATTGAATTTTATAGCAAATGATACTTCTAATGGATACAGACCCGCCGAAATAACTAAACTAAATTTCCCTATGTCTTATGTATCACCCAATAACATAGGTATTACATCAATGGATAAAGAAATATCTAATAGAAATAATATTTACAAAGAAAAAATGGACACCAATGCCGCTTGTGATTATAGCATAATGGTTCAAGATTTCACGAATGAAAATATGCCAGAATTTTTAGAAAATGCTAATGCTATCAAATATCAAGGACATTATTTAAACTTTGTTACTGATGGCTTTTTTGAACGACCTAAACTCATAGGATGTCCAGATCGTCAAATGAATTCCTAGGTTCAGGTTGCCCAGGTTCGTGTAATATAATATCTTGGTTGTTTTGGTAATTTTTTTTTATTTTACTATTCATTAGAGTTTCTATTTCTTTTATGATACCTATAAATCGCGCTTCATCATTGGGATTATTCGTCATTTTCATTGAAATCGGTAACAAACTATTCATAAGTTTCCGTTTAAGTATTAACGCAATTTCCAATGAATTGCGGTTAAAATTGCTGACATTGTCTTCGAATTCTTTATATAATTCCGGGAGTTCTTCAATGACCTTTGGACTATAATGATTATAGTAGTCTAATCTACTTAGTGGGGAACTATTAATAGTTAGTACGTTCTGTAAAACATCGTTATTTTTTATAAGATTAACAATACGATTTGTTTGATTGAAGTAGAAAAATATACCTACTAACAATACCATTACTACTACTTCCTTTTTCAATTTAATTGAAATTATAAATAAATATAAAAATACGAAAAACAATAAAGTTTTAATCATTACAATATGAAACCAAAAAATATTAAGCAAATGTTTCGTAGAAATATTGTAGTAAAAAAGCCACTAATACTGCCATAAGATATCCAATGAAATAATTGGTAATGTTATCACGTAACCAGTTCTTATTTTTACTCATTTTAGAAAGGACAATAATATAGTTCACCCATACTATAAATACTAGCACCAAATCCATCAATAATACACTTATATAATCCATATAATATAACAAAACATTATTCTACCGTTACGGATTTCGCTAAATTTCGCGGTTTGTCTATTGATGTTCCCTTAATGAGACCGATATAATAACTAAGTAATTGCATCTGAATTACGAAACAAAAAGGAACTAATAATTCATCGTCTAAAAATTCGGGATTATCCAGTAAAATAATATTACCACAACGCGATTTCAATTCTTCATAATTACTTTTATTTTTCAAGTATATACTATCATTAGGCAACATATACAAGACACTCGTGTTTTCGTCAATTAAAGCAATAACGCCGTGTTTCATTTCAGAAGCCGAAAACCCTTCTGCGTGGATATAGTCAATTTCTTTGATTTTCAATGCGCCCTCAAGAGCAATCGGGTAGTTGAATTTACGTCCCATAATTAAAATCGTTTTCATTGAACTCAATACCTGGGCTTTTTTATAAATAGTATCTATTTTGTTTACTAACATATTCTCAATTTCTTTTTTGAGAAGTGCTGTGTCAAGGCTATTTTCCTTGTAAATAATGAAATGTGCTAAAACATACATTGCCATCATTTGTCCAGTAAAAGTCTTGGTACTTGCCACGCCAATTTCCGGTCCAACATTGGTATAGATTACTTGATTCGTCGTCTTGGCAATAGTTGAACCAATTACATTACATATTCCTAATGTTTTGTGTCCTAATTGAGCGACTTTATGTAACATCGCTAATGTATCGGCAGTTTCTCCCGATTGTGAAATGAAAATAAAGAGGGTATTTTCGGGAACGGGTGTATTTCTATAGATATATTCACTGGCGATTTCAACTTGTGTGGGAATACCAGTGAATTCTTCAATGATTAGTTTCCCATAGTTTCCAGCGTAATAACTAGAACCACAAGCACCTATCACGATATTTTTAATTCCAATAAAAAATGGATGGTTGAGACTACCTAAATTAATGTTATCATGACATATCACATCCCGTTGTTCGTGAATTTCCTTAAGCATAAAATGTCGGTAATTATTTTTATTTACTAGTCGCCTACTGAAACTAAACGGATACTCATGCGTTTCAATTGCTTGAAGACTCGTGTTGTCGTAGCAATACAGATTGCTAGTATTTATTCGAATAATACATTCGCTCGGTGTTTCAATCATACGATATACTTCATTGCTGAAAGCATAGGTATCACTACTGATTTCAAAACCATTCTTGGATTTTCCGAAATACAGTGGTATGGTGTTTTTAACAATATATAAATTCTTGGGTTCCCGTTTATTGAAAACAACAAAACTATATTTTCCGCTAAGTTTTTTAGTTACTAGACTTAAAATTTCTAAGAATGTCATCATATTGTATTGAGTCGCAATATATTGGATATAATTCACAAGCAATTCAGTATCGGTTTCGCCTTTGAGATGGAAATGATTATTATCAAGTAAATCGCGAATCTCTTCGAAGTTTTCTATGATGCCATTATGGACAATGACGTAGTTGTAATCATTCGACATATGTGGATGGGCATTGATTTCATTTGGAACACCGTGAGTAGCCCACCGTGTATGTCCTAAGAATAGTTTAGTAGAGATATTCAAGTCTTCTATTTTATTTTTTAAAGATTGGACGTTCCCTTTGGTTTTAACTATTTTATTATTGGCGAAAAATCCAACGGAATCGTAACCACGATATTCTAATATTTCAAGGCTACTAATTAAGTCAGTTATTTTTTTAGAATTTTCGTTTGAACATACCACACAGTAAATACCACACATAGTAAATATAAATATTTAAAAAAATAATACACTTAAAATAAACAATCATGAATTTTATGTATTTTTACGATAGCACTATAGAATCAATGAACAATAATACACTTAAAATAGATAATTTCTTTAGAAATAAATATGACCTAAATAAAAAATATACCAAAATAGATATTTCAAAACACAAACAAGCCACAAAGAACTATAATCTACTGTATGTACCGTGTTTCAATGTATACAATACGAACAAAACTAAAGAAACAACTATTTCATTATTGGAAAATAAATTCATGAATGAAATTGAAAAATATTATAATATAGTATGAATTACTATTACGTATCATTAATAATAATAGTGTTAGCGGTTCTTATTAATAGTCATATAACTAACGCCCATATAACTGGAGGTCATATAACTAACGCCCAAAAAAAAGAGGGATTTCAAATCAATATACCCGTAAATTTCCCCAATGATTTTAATTTTACTAACGATTATTTGTCGATGTTTAATAGTGGCGATATTCAAGCCCGAAATCTCAATGGAAATATCGAGGAAGTATACGCGAATTCAGTCGTCGTTCCAAGTATAACCCAAAAAAACATTTGCCAAAATATCGTCGACACCTTGCTGGAAACTGTGAATAAGGATAAACACCGCACGTTTTTAAAGACACCTTGGAATATCGTGTTATTTCGTAATATCGAAAACAATTTCCCCCATACTCACGGGGACGTTATTTTGTACCCATTGAATAAAGTGGAAAATGGCGAAAACAGCCAAATAACATTTGTCCACGAAAAAGCACATATATTTCAAAAACGGAACCCGGACATATTCGAGGACTTATATGTGAATTACTGGGGATTTAAAAAAATAACTATCAGTCAGGGAGATATTCCATTTGATATAAGATCCAATCCGGATACACCGAATCTTCATTGGACATTTCGGGATTATGTATTGTTAGTTAAATACACCCCGAATCCAAAGAATTTGAACGACGTTTCTTATGTAGCCTATAATCCTGAAACAAACGAAACGGTTGAATTACGGAAATGGAAACCGTTTGTGGATTATTTTGGACAAGGCAATATTAATTATTATCACCCGGATGAAATATCGGCAACAATGATTTCCAATTATTGTTTCGATTATAATGAATCGACACCAGGGTTCAAACAAATGGTAAAATGGTATAATACTATTGATTAAAAATCTAAGGGTTTTTTCTTTGTTTTTTTTCTAGAAGATTTATGTTTCTTCTTAGTTTTATATATCTTCTTCGATTTAGATTTCTTTTTAGACTTACAACCTACTGTATGTGAAACCATTGATTTTTTGCCGCGAATTTCCGACAAACACAATGTACAACGATACAAAGGAATTCCTAAATAGTCATTATCTTTTACTTTGATAATCATATAAATAAAATTGATATAAATAATCGTGAATAATAATAATTAACTAATAATTGACTAATAATTGACTAATACTTGACTAATAATTGACTAATACTTGACTAATACTTGACTAATAATTCATTGGATTAAATAAATATTCTATATCATTATGGCGCGGTGTACACATTGTAAAAAGAAAATGGGAGTTATGGAATTCACTTGTAAATGCGAAAAGAAATTCTGTAACAAATGTCTAATGCCTGAACTTCACAGTTGTACGTTTGATTTCCGAGAAGCCGGAAAAAACATTTTAAAAAGAAAATTAGTGAAAGTTGTTCACGAAAAAGTAATAAAAATCTAATAATTTATTTTTTTATATGGCACTGGTCTTAAAGTATTTATTATTAGGAATACACATATATGAACATGAATCCGTATAACTAATACCATCTTCGCTATTTTCTTTATTATAGTTCTTGTCTGCTAAATGTGGAACATAAATGGGGCGATCACTTGCGTCGGTATTTTCGACTTCAAGTGTTCCTTGTTTATGGCTCCAACGTCCATTTGTATCTTGGCGGTAAAAGTGATATGTATGGTTTTTATCCACTACGAGATATCCTTTATAATAGCCTTTTTTACATTTATCTTCAAAATTCGATAATTCGATAATTTTGTTATCATCTAATACGGCTTTAATCATTTTATCGCACGTATATTTACGATTTTTGGATTTTCGGTTGCCTTTCAAGAAAGACATATTACCGGGTTGTGGTTTAAGATGACTACAATCACCTTTGCTTTGTTTACATTTTTTTTTGACAGCGGGAATACGGTCGTCCAAAAAATACGCATAACAATTATGTGAATCATTGACTAATGGGTCTTCCCAAACTTCCGGTTCATATTTAGGTTCGGAACCAGACATGAAGGCTTTAATGAATTTCTTACATAAATGGTAATTATTACATTCTTTATTAGTATTATTCTTGGCACATTCTTTCAAATTCTCGGATGGTAATCCTCGCGTATCTTTACAATTACAATCGTCGTCTTTATTGACTAGGATATCATTACAAATATTAACAATTTTTTGGATATTTTTTTTACGCTTTTGGGTACGTTTATTATTCTTATTATTATTCTTATTCTTATTGGAAAAACGTTCTTTCTTAATAGTTTTTACCATTATTAGCACTATAATAATAATTAGAAAAAAAATGATAATGAGTGAATTATTCATAAAGTTAAAATAAACATAGAAATAATTTGGACATTATATATAAAAAAAAATGTATGATATTATATTATAATGCCACCAAAAAAAAAGACATCAGTACCTTATAAAAAAAAGACACCATTACCTTATAAAAAAAAGACAATGAAAAGAAAAGTTTCTATGCCTTATAAAAAAAAGACAAAAAAAGGTGGTTCGAATACAAATCCAACTAAAGATGATTTGAACAACGACACAAAAATGTTTTTGTATCACTTAAGACGCTATACTTTTGTAAAAAATGGAGAATTAGATGTAGAAGTAGTAGACTTATCTGGAAAAAAATTCATTTTAAAGCATAATGGCTGTACAATGACTATTGATCCCAAAAATAACCCGACGGTATTTATTGGAATAAACAATGTGAAAAATGATTCATACAAAATAGACGCTATGTTATTAATATCAATATTTATTTTTCATAGAGATTTAATTGGATTAGGGTCAGTTACTAGTATAGATATTTCTAGTCTGGATAAGTCGCCCATTGACAAATACAATCTAGATATTACGGATAATACGGATGACCAAAAAGTAAGTGCTGGAGTATTTTTAAATCATAAAAATTTAGAAGGGTTAGGGAAACCACAAGCACAAGCACAACCCAAACCCATATACGAAACCAAGGAGAACGTATCAAATAGAGGAAGACCGACAACATACGTAACCCGTGTTACAGGGTTCGAAAAAGTACAAGCACAAGCACACGCACACGCACAAGCACAAGCACAAGCACAAGCACAAGCACAAGCCAACCCCATATACGAAACCAAATGGAAACTGATAAAATATTTCGAATCCAATGCTTGGATGTGGATTGAAACGGAAAATGAAATAAAAAATAAGAAAGTTATAGAAGACGCTAAGAAAGTTAGAGAAGAAGCTAAGAAAGTTAGAGAAGAAGCTAAAAAAGTAAACGTGCCTGATTCTGAAGATGAAGTAGACACAGAGGAGTGGATATACAAAGGGACGAAGTATTTAGTAGACGCAAAAACGAATATGGTGTATGATCGCGATACACACGGCGAGATAGGGCTTAGAAAGATACTAAACGGGAAACCAGAAATTACCCAAAGAAAATAGTTTTTATTCTTTAACAACTATATAGTTTTATCACGAAGCACGTTTCTACTTCTTCTTAATAAATGTGTGAGAGTGTTAACGTAAGGTGACTACAAAAGACTAAAGTATTGAATGAGAAAAAAAATGATAATGAGTGAATTATTCATAAAGTTAAAATAAACATAGAAATAATTTGGACATTATATATATAAAAAAAATGTATGATATTATATTATAGAATGACTAATGATAATGCGCCACGCGGTATTAAATTATATACATGGGATGGAGCTAAATCTGAATACGTTCCTAACAACACAAAACAAGACATAGAATATTTAAAAAAAGCAGTCAATGAAGCCAAAGCCAAAGGTAATGCTAACAATGATGCTAAAAATGCTGCTAACAATGTTGCCAAAGGTAATGCTGATGAAGCACTCGTCACTAAAGCATTTGAAAAACATACAGCGTGTGGCAAAGAATTATATAGTGAAAAAGAAGAGGCTAATTGGACAGACGAAATATGTATTAATATTTATAAGTATTATATGTTCGATAATGACGACGACCAAAATAAACGCCCTCAAGACTTAGATAAACATATCAAAGCCAATTTAAAAGTAAACGGGTATCATATTTTAGGTAATGATATGGTTGAATTAAACCAGGGAAATTTTGTAGAAAAACTAGCAAAGCTAACACCGGATGAGTTTAAAAGATGTATGATAGATATATCTGGATTTATGTTAAATCAGTTATTACTGGGTGGAAAGTATGATACGCTTGATGATGTGAAAGAAGCATTGGATAACCAGCTAGGAAATAATGATGATAAAGAGAATATCCTAAAACAGTTTCAATATAAAATAAAACAAGCAACATCCGGCTCTAAAAATAACCGATCTAACAAGGGCCGTTCTGATAAACAAAGAATGTTGCTTGGTGACGATGAAAATAGTACAGTTGTAAGTTTTGCTGCTAATATGAATAGATTAAAAGGAGTCTTAGGCGATGAATCCGAAGAATCCGAAGGATTAAAAGGTGAAATTAAGAATGCTATTAAATACATTAATAACAAATGTATTACAGATAAAACACTAAAATTAAATTTTTTCAATTGTAATATTGTTAATGGTAATAGTAATAATGTAGTCAGCGAAAACCAAATATCTTTAAAAGCATTAACTGAAAAATTAAACCAGGTATTGGGCGGTGTTGATAAGAGTAATTTAACTAATTTAACTAATATACTAATAATATTGAATGGGAATCCTGGCTTAATTACAAATACGAATAATAACGAATACCGTAATACATTTAATGTTATTGATAAAATCAAGATTGCGATTGCTGGTGAAACTAATACCGAATTAATGTTTAAAATTCAAATTCAAATGGACAAATTTATGAGTGGGCGTGTAAGACAGATGGCAAATGTATACAATTCTTTGTCCGGTTCGGTCGGAGGTAGTAAGAAACGCTCCCGACCCAATAAACGCGTCAAAACCAAGAAAGCGAAAGCGAAAGCTAAAGCCACACGTAAGAAACAAAATAAGCGCTTGAAAAAGAATAAAACCTTGAAGAAAAAGAATAGAAGGGCATAATTTATTTAGTTATTTAGTTATTTAGTTATTTATTTATTTATTTATTTATTAAAATATATGATATTATATTATAATGCCTCATAAAAGTAAGACTTCTATGCCTCATAAAAGTAAGCCTTCTATGCCTCATAAAAGTAAGGCTTCTATGCCGTATAAAAAAAAGACACTGAAAAGAAAGACGTCTATGCCGTATAAAAAAAAGACCCTGAAAAGAAAGGCTTCTATGCCGTATAAAAAAAAGACAAAACGGGGCGGAACGAATAGTTCTACACAAGAAGAACTACCTGAATGGTTGAAAATAATAGATCAATTAACGGAAAAAAACGGCAACTATCATTATAATCAAACACTAAGAAACAAACTAAAGAATAATAATAAAAATGATCTTATGGCTTATTATCAGCGTGCTTTAAAATTATCAAATATGTTAATGAA